GCGCTGAAAACTCCAGACAATACAGACTCCGAGAACAAGGTTTTTCTGTTCCCCAAGAAGAGTTGGATGCTTACGAAAAACTTGTAGACGAAACACGTGACCTTGCAACTCAAGTGGGGGATGCGTCCTATTCTCCGGGATTTAGTAAGCTTTCAACCATGATGGAGAACGCTGGTTACGAAGAGGGTTACAGAATTGACCGTAGAACAGGGGCCACTGGGTTATCTCCCCTTACGGAAGATTCGGATGCAGTCAGACTTGCACTACAAACCGCTATGGCTAAAGCTTCTGACAGCGACGTGACATCTCTCGTAATTCCTAACATCCAAAGGATCATTACTGCAGATAGAGCTAGGTTTGGTTCTGCAGAGTATGAAAAATACATGAAGCCCAGTTCAGGCTTCCAGAGAACTTATGTCAAGGGTGTGGAGAAATTTATTAAACAACTCCAGTCTGAGTATGGAGATAGTGTAAAAGTTTCCACAGTGGAGTTGCCCTACGTAAAGGAAAAGCTGTACTCTGGTGGCGAAGGTGTAGATGTACCTAAGACTGCTTTGAAGATTGATTTCGGTGATTTGAAAGATGTGAACCTCAGGGTTGGAAGATTTGCCGAAGGTGGCATGGTAGAGGATGACCAAATGAATAGACTAATGCAAGAAGGTGGTATGGCTGATGACGGAATGGACCGTGAGCCTATCACTGGTAACGAAATCCCTCCGGGTTCCTTGGCTTCGGAAGTGCGAGATGATATTCCTGCCCAACTCTCTGAGGGTGAGTATGTTGTCCCTGCAGATGTGTTGCGCTACTACGGTGTAAGATTCTTCGAAGAACTTCGTGCTCAAGCTAAGCAGGGCATGATGGAAATGGAATCGGATGGCCGTATTGGTGGTACCCCCGTAGACTCTCAGGGAGTTCCAATGGAAGGCCAAGATGAAGAGCTTACCCCCGAGGAAGAGCAGATGCTGAGAGAGGCTCTGGGAGCTTCTGGGATGGCCTATGGTGGCATGGTCCAACAGCCTATGACTACCCCCTACCAAGACCAAGCTACCATGTATCAGGCCCCTAAGGGGATGCAAGAGGGTGGCATGACTGAGACACCTTTTGACAGAACTCAGTTTAGCATGGGTCAAACAGGCTCTGGGATTGAAACCCGTAAGTACATCAACCCCAAGACCAAAGAGGTGAGAAGCTTCAACTTCATTGGTAATACTCCTCTTGGACTTGTTCCCCCAGACTTTGTTCCGTGGACTCAAGAGCTTCAAGATCAGGTTGCAGAGGCTCCTGTTGACACTTCTACATCGACACAGAATGACCAGCGTGGTGGAGACCGTGGACGGGATGGGGATAACCAAGGCCAGCAAGGTAATAGCTATGGAGATTGGGCCAGAGAGAATTATGCGGACATGATGTCTGATCCTTTCTCTGTTGGCATGAGAGAACTAAACTCTGTCTCTGAACAGGGTCTTCTTGGTAGTGTTGGGATTATTGGTCTCGCAAACGACGCAAAGACTCTGGACAAACTCTCAAAAGCCAATGCGGCACTTTCAAGACTTGACCCCCAGTCTGCTCAGGCAAGAGACCTGCAAGCTGCTATTGATGCAACTGCAAGCAAGCTCAACTCTCCCATTGCGAAGGGCCTGTATAGCCTTGATATTGTAGCTCAGGGCAAGCAGATCAACTCCGCTGTGGATGCAGTTGCAGGTGCAGGTAAAACCACCACGACCGCAGGGACAGGGACAGGCAGAACAGTCTCTACAGGGTCTACAGGCGGTAATCGTGTCAGCGTTGGCTATGGTGAGGGTAAGGTTGACCCCGGTCTTGCTGCCGCTGCAGCCGCTGCTGGAAAAGACAAAGGCAAGGACAAGAGTGTCAGCGTTGGCTATGGCGAAGGTAAAGTTGATCCGGGATTAGCTTCTGCTGCTGCAGGAAAAGATAAAGAGAAAGATAAGGCTGTCAGCGGAGGTCAAGCTGCAAGCAATCGCAGTGGTGGAGCTTTCGCACCGGGAGGTCTGGTCACTAAGCCCAAGAAAACTGCCCACAGTAAAAAAGGTCTTGCCTCTTAACTGAGACTGTGATATACAAACAATAAGGCTACCCAGCCAAGGCTGGCCCCAACATAAAGGATAAAGAATGTCTGTAACTAAAGTCTACGTCGATCCCAATTTCAGCAGCCGTAATCGCAAACGCATTGAAGCTGAAGAAAAAGAACTTGAAGAGCTTATCAACAAAGCAAAGGCTCCAGAAGAAAAGCCTGAGGAAGAAGTAGAGGTCAAGACCCAAGAGGTTGAGCCTGAACCTAACGACCCGGAAGAGAAGTCTTTTAAGAAGCGTTATGGTGATCTGCGTAGACACCTTTCTGAAAAAGAAAAAGAGTGGGAAGCAAAGTTTGAAGAGTTGAAGAACTCTGTGGCACCCAGTGCTCGTATCCTGCCCCCTAAGTCTGATGAAGATATTGCAGCATGGGCAAGTAAGTATCCTGATGTTGCTTCCATTGTTGAGACGATTGCAACTAAGAAAGCAGAAGAAAAGCTCTCTCAGTACAAAAACAAGTTTGATGAGTATGAAAAGATGTCCGTTGAGGCTGTGCGGAATAAAGCACTTGATGCTATCCGAGTGTCTCACCCTGACTTTGATGCTCTACGTAAATCTGACGAGTTCCATAATTGGGCAGAAGAACAACCCAAGTGGGTTCAGGATGCTCTCTATGAGAACGAAGAGGATGCCCGTGCAGTGATCCGTGTTCTTGATTTGTACAAAGTTGATAAGGGTCTCACCCCCTCGGCTATCAAGGCAAAGAACAAAGAAGCTGCCTCTCTCATTCCAACTAAGACCAAAGCCAATGTGGACTTTGACAAGGACGGAGAGAAGATTTATGAGTCCAGTGTTGCCAAAATGAACATGAATGAATACGCCAAGAACGAGGCCAAGATCATGGAAGCTATCCGCAAGGGTAATTTTGTGTACGATCTCTCTGGCGGTGCAAGATAGTGCTTGACAACTAAGGACTTCTTCATATAACTACCAACAAATAGCTGTGGCCTCTTAGTGACACCCGTGGCTATTTGTTTTCCCTTAAAGCTTAACCATCAAGTAAGACTTACCTGACTAAGTACAGGCCCATATTCCTTGAACCATAACTGATCCTTATAGTTCATAGACGATGCACCCTAGAAACCCGTCAGCCTCTTATAGAGATGTTTCGCTTCTAATCAAAGCCAAATATCATAGGAGGATTTTCTCATGGCTTTCCAAACTGCTGCTGGCTGGTCGAACCTGCCCAACGGTAACTTCTCTTCGGTCATCTACTCGAAGAAAGTTCAACTCGCTCTCCGTAAAGCAACCGTGGTTGGTGACATCACTAACTCGGACTACTTCGGTGAAATCTCGGCTCAGGGTGATACCGTCCGTATCATCAAAGAACCGGAAATCTCGGTCTCGTCCTACGCACGTGGCACCCAGATTCAAGCTCAAGACCTCGACGACGAAGACTTCTCGCTGGTTATCGACAAGGCCAACTACTTCGCCTTCAAAGTTGATGACATCGAAGAAGCTCACTCGCACGTCAACTTCATGGACCTTGCTACCAACCGTGCGGCTTACCGCTTGGCTGACCAGCATGACCAAGAAGTTCTGGGCTACCTCTCGGGCTTCAAGCAGACCGCTCTGCACACCAATGCTGGTGCAGTGAATGACGTTGTGAATGGCACCAAAGCTATCACCACGGCTGGCTCGGACGAACTGCTGGCTTCGATGAAGCTCTCGCGCCCCTCGTTCGGCAACATCACCACGGCTGGTAGCGTTGGGGACTCGATCCCGGTTGCTGCTCGTCTTCCGGGTGCCAGTGCCCTCCCGACCACTCACGTCTCGCCCGTCATGCTGATTAACCGCATGGGCCGTCTGCTCGACCAGCAGAACGTGGACAAGACTGGCCGTTGGTTGGTGATTGACCCCGTGATGATGGAAGTCCTGATGGACGAAGATTCGCGCTTCCTGAATGCAGATCAGGGCGAGTCGGGTGCTCTGCGTAACGGTCTGGTTCTGACGAACTGGAACGGCTTCCGCGTCTACGTGTCGAACAACCTGCCGCAAGTCGGTAGCGGTTCGTCCTTCGTGGGCAACTCCAGCGCCCAGTCCGCAAACTACGGTGTGATCGTTGCTGGTCATGACTCGGCTGTGGCTACCGCTGAGCAGATCAACAAGACCGAGACCTACCGTGACCCGGACTCGTTCGCTGACATCGTGCGTGGTATGCACCTGTACGGTCGTAAGATTCTGCGCCCGGAAGCTCTGACGGTTGCTCGTTATAACCTCGCCTAATTGGTAGGTGAACTTAGGGTGTCCCTCTTGGGGCACCTTCCTCTGCCATAACTCTTAGGAAAGGATTCTGATATGGCTACTATTACTACTCTGGCACGTGGCTCGGTGGATGGTTTCACTGCTGGCCGTATGCCCTACTTCAAGGAAGTCTTGATTGACTTCGCTGCTGCTGCTACTGCAAAAGGCTCGGCTCTGGCTGCTACGGACGTGATCGAAGCTATCTCGGTCCCTGCCAATACCGTGATCCTGAATGCTGGCTTCGAGGTTATCACCGTTGCTGGTGGTGAGTCGAATGACAACACTCTGGACCTCGGCACTGGCGTGGATGCTGACAACTTCGTTGACGGTTTCGACCTTGATGCTGCTGCTGCTGGCGCTTATGCTCAGAACGCTGGTGCTTTCCAACCCATCGTGGTTGGCGGTACTGCTGACACCATCGACCTGACGATTGCCACCGCTACGACTGCTCCGACCTCGGGTGTGGTTCGCGTGTGGGCTGTCTTGATGGACGTTGATGCACGTAAGATTGCTGCGGAAGTTGACCGCGACACTCTCGCCTAATTAAAAACCTAAGGGGACTGCTTCGGTGGTCCCCTTATGCTCCTTCAAAGGTCAATAAATGTCTAACTACGTCACCCTTGTCAACAAGCTCTTGGTTAGGCTTAATGAAGTCCCGCTTGATGTGGGTGGTGTTGGCTTTGAGACTACAAGAAACGTACAACAGCTTGCAAAGAATGCAATCAATGATTCCGTTAGGTTGATTGTTCAGACTGGTGAAGAGTGGCCCTACCTCAAGGTTACTTACACTCAGACCCTGACCCCTAATGTAAGAGTCTACAATTTCCCCGTTAACTTTGCTAGTGCAGATTGGGAAACCTTCTACCTGAAAAAGTCTGCAACCAATAGCCCCAAGTTTTTGCCTTCTGTGGATTACCAGAAGTACGTTCAGAACTATCGCCCCCTGGACGACGAGAATACCACTGGGGGAATCCCTGAAATGGTGTATGACACTTTTTCAGATAGCTTTGGTGTTTACCCTAACCCTAACGCTGCCTATGAGATTGAATACACCTACTGGTCTGTATCTGCAGACATGCAGGCTTACACGGATGAGTGCATCATCCCAACAAGATTTGACCACGTAATCGTTGATGGTGCGATGATGATTATGATGCGCTTCCGTAGTAATGAACAGAGTGCAGCGGTACATCAAGGCAACTTCGAGAACGGTATCCGTTTGATGCGTCGTACAGTTATCGACCAGCCCCTCAGAGTGACCTCCACTATGATTGAGGGGTCTACGAATGCCCGATGATCTTGGTTCCTTCAAAGTATTTTGCTCTGGAGGTCTTAACACAAGCCGGGACGTTCTCTCTCAAGGTGAAATCTCCCCCGGTTCAGCAATCAGCATGATTAACTACGAGCCTGCTGTGACTGGTGGGTATCGTAAGATTAGTGGCTACAGCAACGACTATGGTACTGTTCCCGGAACTGCAGATGTTCTTGGTGTTTGTGTCGCTAATGGCATCAACAATGGCATCCTTGCTTGCAGAAAGCCTAGTTCGGGCAATAACTACCTGCACTACTGGAACACATCTACCAGTGCATGGGTTGCCGTAACCACCTCAGGCTCTCCCACCATGACGGGAGTCACAAAGGTTAGGTTCTCCAAGTACAACTGGACTGGGCCTGCAGTTCTTCTGACAGATGGTGTAAACCCTGCAGCAGTGTATAATGGCACTACCTATACGCAGGTTACTCATGCCAGTGCACCCAACTCGCCCAAGTACTCTTCTGTCTTTAAGAACCATATATTCCTTGCTGGCGATAGTTCTGACCCCTTCAATCTCTACTTCAGTGCCCCATACAACGCAACTGATTTTTCTCCTGCCAATGGTGCTGGGGTAATCAATGTGGGGTTCCCCATTGTTCAGATCAAGCCCTTCCGAGACGCACTCTACATTTTTGGTAGCAACAACATCAGAAAGCTGGTTGGCAACAACATTGCAGACTTCGTTGTAGAGAATGTAACTGACGATCTTGGTTGCATGGCTACAGATAGTGTGATTGAGATTGGTGGTGACTTGCTGTTCTTGTCCCAAGACGGTATTCGCCCTGTCAGTGGCACAGATAAGATTGGTGACGTGAACCTTGAGACTGTCTCCAAAGACATCCAGTCCATTTTTGCTGACATTGTATTTAATGTAGACCTTGATGGCCTGAATGCAGTTGTTGTTAGGCAGAAGACCCAGTTTCGCATCTTCTTTAAGGCTGCTGACTCTCAGGGCATTATCGGTGGTTTTAGACTGACTGAGGGTGGCCTCCAACTTGAGTATGGACAACTTCTGGGCATTGAAGCTACTTGTGCTGATAGCGGCTACATTGGGCAGTACGAGTTTGTTATCCACGGCGATTCTGATGGCAAGGTCCATAGGCAAGAACGCGGGAATAGTTTTGATGGTCTTGACATCTTCTCCGTCTACCAGACCCCATACTACCACATGGAAGACCCGGAACAGAGAAAGATTGTGTACTCTGTGAACACCTATCTTCGTTCTGAGGGTGATAACCAGATTGTTCTGTCTGTCCTCTACGACTATGAAGATTTCAACACACTCAACCCCAGCAACTATACACTGACAACTGCAGGTGCTGCTGCATACTACAACGAAGCCTTGTACGATAGTACCGCAATCTTTGATGGAAACCCCTCTCCTGTGCAGAGAGTAAACGTCTCTGGTTCTGGTAGGGCAGTGTCTTTCAAATATGTTACTAACGACGACAATGCTTCACACAGCATTCAGGGTTTGGTTGTTGTCTACGGTCTTGGAGATAAGAGATAAATGGCAGGCTATTCGAGACAATCCGTTGCTGATATCATTGCTAACGCAGTGGTCAAAGCAGCACCGCTTAACGCAGAGTTTAACGCACTGCGGGATACCTTCCTGCTTGCCTCTGGCCACAGACACGATGGCAGTGCAACAGAGGGTGGTTATGTCCCCCTGATCGCAGATGCTGACGGCAAGAACAATGTCATTGTAGATACTGTCAACAATCGGATCAGTGTCTTTGTTGAAGTCGGTGGCACCTCTGTAGAGCAGCTTCGTATTCAGGACGGTGTTATCGTTCCTGTTACTGACAATGATATTGACCTTGGCACCTCGTCCCTTGAGTTCAAGAACCTGTTCATTGATGGCACTGCAAGAATTGACACCCTGACCATTGATGAGAATGCTACGGTCGCTGGTACTCTGAATGTCACTGGCTTGTCTACCCTTGGTTCTGCAGACATTAATGGTGGTACAATTGACGGTACGGTCATTGGTGGAAGTTCTGCACAGGCCATCACAGGTACGAACATCACCGCTACGACAGGCTTCTCTGGTACCCTGACAGGTGACGTTACGGGCAACCTTACAGGTAATGTCACAGGTAACGTAACAGGGAACGTCACGGGCAATCTGACGGGCAATGTCACCGCTTCGTCTGGCTCTAGCTCTTTCAATGATGTGACAATCAACGGCTCCCTCAACATGAACAGTGGGAGTGCTGGCACTGTTACGGGCCTCTCTGCACCTGTGAACGGTACGGATGCTGCTACCAAGACCTACGTTGATACCTCCATCAGCAACCTGATTGACACTGCTCCGGGTACTCTGGATACCCTGAATGAGCTTGCTGCTGCTCTGGGTGATGACCCCAACTTTGCTACGACAGTGACAAACGAGATTGCTACAAAGCTGTCTCTGGCTGGCGGCACGATGACTGGTGCTATCGCTATGGGCACCAACAAGATCACTGGTCTTGGAAACCCCACATCGAACCAAGACGCTGCCACTAAGACCTATGTTGATACTGCTGACGCCACTAAGCTGAACCTTTCTGGTGGGAC